ATCTCAATTCCACCATTAGGGTTGATAATAGCTTCACGGAACGTTGGACCTTTTTGATCGTTAACCATTGCGAGGCCGCCAGCAAAATTAGAATCACCTTTAGCTCGTGTTGCTACATTTGCTGAACCGCCACCAGCTCGTCCCTGCGTGATATGTTCTTCAACATAAATAGTTTTCAAAACAGATGTTTTGGTTTGTTCAACAAATGAATCAACAGCTCGCTTAGCTTGTGCAGCGGGTTGAGTAGATTCGTCAATGGCTTTCAAAATTGCTTGCCGTACTTTAGATGACACATCGTTCCATATGCCCAAATCTTTTAGGGTCTCTTGCAACGCTGCTCCTGTCTTGGCTTGCGCAATTAATTGCTGCTGTTTAGGCGTCAAGCTATCCCATTTGCCTACGTTTGCAAGGGCTTCAATTGTCGCACTATTTGTTTTGTTAATTGCCCATATCTGAGCTTCCTTCCAGTCAGATACATTCCACTGATTGTTAGCAATCATGGCGCTTGCTACTTGCTCTTTAGCATTTGAAGACAAATGTAGATCATTCTGAATCCACTGCAAGTCGTCCCACTGCTTGTTAGCAGCTAGGGCTTTTGCAACCATGTCTTGAGCGTTTGTTGTCATTTTGCCTTCTCGTAGCAAAAGCTGAATAGCATTCCAAGTCTTGCCACTTTTAACGGCCTTTTGAACCTCTTCAACGGCATTGGTCTTGACTTTGCCATTCTTGTCAGTCAGCTTAAGGTTGTTCCAGCTTTCAGCAGCCTTTTTGACAGAGCCAGATAAGCCATCTAATGAGACGCTGACGGCTTTTTTAGTTTGATCTGCTGCGGCCTTAGTTCTACTGTTGTACGTATCCCACGCTTCAGCGGCTTGCGTAGCAGTAAATCCATACTGTTGTGTCAGCTCAGAAATGATTTCAGAATGTGACTTACCTTGTGCTTTAGCAACTCTGATATAGTCTCCGCCGAGCTTATCCATCGTTGCAATGTGTTCCCGTTCAAGGGCTTCAATAGCCACGTTTTTTTCAGTTTCAGAAAGCTGTGCATTTCCATTGATTGCTTTAAGCCTTTGTTCATAGCTCGACATCTCTTGGTACGAAGCATCACCAATAGACTTTGCCATTGATGACAATTGCTTTACGGACATCTTGCTGGTTTCGCCTAGCTCAGCAGCAAGCACTTGACGTTGCTGTTTTGCCGTTAATCCAAGTGTCTTAATCTGAGCTTCGGCCATTTCATCTTGAATATTGCCAATCTTAACGCGTTGTTCTGCATTAAGAGCAACGTTGTTGTCGGCGGAATTTTTTAAGATGTCATGTGCTTCTTTAGCATATGACTTCATCTTCGCAATCTCTTTGTTACGAGCGGTTTCTTCTTTGCCGGCCTCTTCTTCAAGAGCGGCAGCAGCTTCACCACCAATAGCCTTGGCAACATCGTCAGCAGCCTTTTTCTGAGCCTTGCTTGCCTTTTGAGCAGATGTAATCATACCGCTGAATGCTGAATTAATAGTCTTTGCGTTGCTAGATACAGAACCGGATGCACCAGACATGGCAACGTCAACTTTGCTTTGGTATTGCGACATTTCAGTTGCCGCAGTATCGGCCGTTTTGCCAATATCAGAGCCCCATCGTGAAGCGCGGTTCGACGACTCAACCATCTGTTTGCCGAAGCCTTCCCAAGCAATGACACCAACTGTTGCTGCACCAGCTACAGCTATCATTCCAAGCCCTAACGGAGTCAATGCGCTCCCTAAAACGCCTGTTTCACCAGCGGCAACAGTCATTCTTCCGGCTAAATTTCCAATTAAGCCACCTGTATTGGTTGCGGCACCGCCAGCTTTCGTCAAGGTTCCTACAACATTACCAGTTGCATCTGTTAACTGACCCATAACCGTCTTGGCTGCTTGCGACTTCGCACCCAATCCGGCTATTTTTGCAATAAGGCCAACTGATGAGGTACCTAATTTCCCAAGCCCTGTAGTTAATCTTCCACCAATGCTAAGCACTGGCCCCATGGCAGCGGCCAACAGCCCCCACTTAACAATATTTTGCTGAACTTGTGGATTTAGTTTACCAAACCAATTAACAGCATCAGTCAAATCCTTGATAATGGGCTGCACACTAGGTAGAACTTTTTGTGCAAGTGTCATCCCCAAGTTTTCAACATTTTGTTGCAGAACTTTTAACTGATTTTGAGCAGACTTAAGGTTCTTTTCCGATAAGCTGCCTACATAGTTCTTTTTCTCAGCCTTATCAACCTGGCTATTCAATTCAGCTAACTGTTTGCTGTTTTGTGCGAGAATAATACCGGCTTGCTGACCAGTGGTACCAAAAAGACTGTTAAATACAGCTGCTTTTTTAGTCGCGCTCATGTCCTTGGTGTGCTGATTGAGTACGTCCATAATGGTGCTTAAACTCTTTAGGCTGCCATTAGAAGCAACAATTTCGTCTTTCTTAATGCCTAGAGCTCCAAGAACATCTTTTTTAGTTCCAATGTTCTTGATAGCGGTGTTCAAACTGATAATAACTTTACGCAGCCCAGTACCAGCCTTATCTGCTTCTACACCGTTGTTAGACAGAATACCTAAAGCAGATGCAGTTTCTGACAAGGTAAAATGCGCTTGGTGAGCAGTTGCACCAACGTATGACATACCAACACCCAAGTCCTGGAAGTTAGTAGCTGTCAGATCGGCCGCATATGCAAGCTCATTGACGGCTGTCTTGGTGTTTCTAGTCATAGTTGCAGTATTATTGGACTTCATACCAAATGATTCAAGTGTGGATGATGCCACAGAAACAACATCGTTGAAATCATCACCTGATGCCAAAGCACCTTGAAGTTCTGTTTTCATGGCAGCGATAGCTTGTTTAGACGTATAGCCACGTCGTACAAGTTCTTCATATCCTGCTGAAATCTTCTCAACAGATACACCGTAATGATCGGAATACTGAATGGCGTCTGATTGCATCTTGTTAACGCCAGAAATGGCTTCTTTTGCTGACTCACCACCAGTAGTAAGCAAGTTCTTAATTACTAGAAGCTGATTTTGAAATTTGATTGCTTTGGCAGTAGCAGCGACAAAAGCCGTAGCTACAGGCATCGTGATGCCAGTAGTCATGCTATCGCCAAGCGACTTCATGCGATTGCCAATAGCTATCTGAGCCGTACCAAGCTTGTTAATTGCACCGGTGACGCCGGTTGTTTTAACACTCATTTCCGCTTCTGCTTGCGCGGTACTGATGTACTGTTTAGCCAGTGATGCGAGTTTTGACTGTTCAGCTTCAAAATTAGCCGCTAGTCTAGCTGAGCTTTTTGTCATTTCACCGCTTGAGGTCAGTGACCCATCATATGCCTTCTTAGACTCAGCCACGACCTTTGACTGCGCAGCAATCATCTTGGTCAAGCTCTGCTCTTTGGCACTTAAGCCGTCTACTTTACTCCCAAAACCGTCATAAAAAGAGGCCTGAGCTTTCATCTCAGACCCGAAATACTTCAATTGTGACTTGGCGTTCTTCAGACCGGTACCAAACTTGGTATCATCAAGCCCAAGCTCAATCATCATTTGACCTAATGGTTCTGCCAATTTGTTTCCTCCTTCCTACATTGATTTGATAAAGTCAGCAAGTGAGACTGCCTTTTCTTTCTCGGGTTCGCTTTGTAGCAGCACCTCTTGTAGCGTCTCCCAATCAGTTTTCATAATGTCATTGATCGTGAACCCCGGAACGTTTGTAACGACCGAACGAATCATTTTGTAGATTTGATTTAATGCTTCTTTTCTGCTGATTCGCTCGCTTCCGCTTTTTTTGGGTCAATCCCGAAAAGCTGCTGATTGAAGGTGTTAAATACTTTGTTGAAGTCCCAAGCGGCAACACCGTCTAAAATTCGTTTCTTAGTTACGCTTTTGTCTTCAAAACAAGAAGCCATAAATTCTGCGTTTTTTTCCATCCAATCTGATTCATCTAGATCAGGAAAGTTCTCGGGAGTTAGTTTTAAGCCTTCAATCAATTTTAAAGCGGGCACGAATGTTTCTTGAAAGTGCTCAACTTTGCCATCTTTATTACGTAAATCAAGTTTCAGCATGATAAGTCTCCTTATGTTAGATGCCGCCCTGAATTCAATCAGCATTGTTTATTTCTGAGGCGACAATTGTATTTTTAAGCAGCAGTTACGGTTACCGCAGTGCTTGCTGTTTTGCTTCCATCGTGTGTCGTCACAGTGACGGTAGCAGAGCCAGCCGAAATACCAGTTACAACGCCATTAGCATTGACCATAGCGACCGCTGTGCTGCTTGATGCATAACTAACAGATTTGTCAGTTGCATCCGTTGGGCTAACGGTAGCCGTCAACGCGGTGGTTGCTCCAACTTTTACACTAGTTGTTGCCGGTGTCAGAGATACCCCAGACACCGTTACGGTTTTGGGGTTGCCTTTAATACCTGCGCTTTCACTGTGCTAATGGTTGCTGCATCAGACCCGACATATTTAGCAACATACTCGCCTTTTTGATCACCGCTATCAGGTGAGCCGGCCGCAGTAAACGTATAGCTATCGCCTTCTGGGGCCTTCTTGTCGGCTGGGTCTTGTGTATTCAAGGTCTCTTTGTCCTTGGCAAACTTACCACGGAAGAAGCCTAAATAAGCACTGTCTCCAGCCAAGCTTTCTGCTTCCAAAAGAACACCGCAGTATGGTGGATTAGTGTCATTACCAACGTAGGTAATACCTGCTTCAGTGGTTTTCTGGCCAAGAATTTTCGCTTCAGAATCAAATGGCAAATCAATTAAGGTGAAATCTACGGATACTTCCCCAACGCCTTCTTGCGAAATCCAGTATTCAATATCTGATGCGGCAGTCTTCAGTGGGTTACTTGATAATCCTGAAATTTCGGCAGTGATAGTACCGCCTTTATTTGGATCGCCTTGAACGACGATTGGATCACCATCAGGATCTCCTGTTTTACCGTCAAAGGGCTGAATGGTCATACGTGGAAAATGTACTAAAGTCATGTGATGACTCCTTTCTAATAGTTAGCGTCATAAAGTTGTGTGACAGTTCGATATCGCCGTGCATCGACATACCGTTTCGTGTCACTAAAAAACTCGTCGAGCCCCTCGGATAATTGCGAGAAGCCTAACGAGTACATGTGTTTTTTGATTGCTTGTTGTATCTGCTTACACAGCATGCGATCACCGGATTGCACATCAATCTGGTAAGTTAGCTGTTGTGCTAATTCTTTATCACTGGCACCAAAAGCAGCTGTTGGAGGAGATAATGGTTTGATGAGAACAAACGTTTCCTTAGAAGCTGCCTCTGGATAGTCGTAATACTTAATCGGGTACTGAGATACTAGCGGATCACCACGTATCTCTGTATAAATCGTGTTCAGCATGTCTTTCATAGCAGTTTCCTCAATTCAGCCGCTTCTAGCTCTTTCAGCTTCGGCTGCATTTCATCATATGATGATCGAATTTTCCCTATGCCTCTTGGAGCATACGTACGCCCATTTCGGGTGTACCCAAATTCGTTGAGATGAACTAAGCGCCACCGTTGTTTTGAACCATCACCAGACCACCCAATCTTGATATTGCGAACCCCACCACGAAGCCGTGGTTTGCCCGCAGTAATTTCATTTACTGTTGCGCCAGTGTCTCGATAGCTTGCTGCAGCTTGCTTAAGCTCAGCAACTGCATACCGGCCAGCGATGGTTAACGCATTGTTGACATATTTAGCAACCTTGCGATCACTAAATTTTTGACTTAGCTTGTTTTCTAAGTCTTCTAAACCTTTAACGTCCAAAGTTACTGTCATTGCTTCGCCCCCAATACCAGCGTAATGAACCTGTTGGCTTCAAAATCATGGCGAACTTCTTCAATTTGCCATTCCTTAACTTCCTGATAGCGATGGTCTTCAATAAACGCTGTCATTTTATTGTTCGGAATGAATTCACCCTTGGTATCGCGAATAATCACAGTGACGCCTAGGTCAACCTCGTGGCTATCAAGAACTACCTTGTCCTTATTGCTTGGCGAATAGGCATCGCAAAGACAAAAAAACACTTCTTTAGGTTCAATGTCTGTTGGTTCCGGTGAATCACCAACATCTTGAGCATAGAAGTGAATCGGGATTCTTAATTTTCCACTATCAACTTTGGGAGCCTGATACTGAAAACTTGGACGACTAACCATTGTCAGCATCCTCCTCGCCATATGCTTGTAGGTTCAAGCCGATAATCGTAGACAGAAAGTTGTCTTCGAAAAATTCAGCCTGATCATTGTAGACATACCTGGTGCGTTCAATGACAAGCTCTTTGAATTGGTTATTGGTGATATCAGACACTCCAGTCATGCGATTAACTGCATCGTACGAGGCCTGCAGCATGTTTTTAAGCTCAGCGTCTTCTGACGAGTGGTAAATGCTCATTCGAGATTTAAAGTCCGTCAAAAGTGATTCAATCTGATCATCATTCATCTGATGTCACCCCCGCAAGTTTCTGTAAATCGGCCTTTAATGCATTGCTTGGGTAACTGATTCCCTTTGAATCAAGATATGACTTCAGCTGTGCAACGGTTGAGTTGCTATCTACCCCCGTTACNCCGGGGGATACTAGTTTCCCGTCCCACCAGTTGTGGAAGCACTTGGCGCAGCGATATTCAGTGCATAGACAAGCGCAGCATTACTATCTGCTGGCGCACCATAGAAGAACTGCTTAGCAGTGAAAAGGATTGCGTCCTGAATGGCCAATGTTTGGTTAAAGTCAGATATGTTCAAGCCACCAGCCATGTATGCGTCATAACGGCCTTTAACAAAAGCAATAGCCTTTCCATCTGGAACATACTGAGATTCGATGATCTGAATGCCATATGGCAGCGCATATACCCACTGACCATTAACGTTTTGCATGGTCATTGCACGCTCAAAATCAAGCGAAGCACCCGGTTGTACAACCAAAATGGTGTTACCACGTGCAACTACAGGCTTGCCGTTTGCTTTCTTGGACAGAGCCTTAATGATGGTCATTAGTTCAAACTTGGCTGTGTCAGCGTCCTTGAGAGTCACGGTACCGGCATCAGCCTTAACAGGATAGGTTGTCACGCCAGCAGCAGTGGCACCTTTTGATGGATCACGATCAAGCCCAATTGGCTTGCTGTTACCATCACCATCGACAAATGCTGATTCTGATGCTGCTGCGAAGGCTTCGGTAATTTGAGTGGTAACGTAGGTACGTACCCAGGCCGGGCCAAATGAATCAAGATCATTAGGCAGCACTACGAATGCCGTCAGTTTACTCATCTCTGCATCAACAGACGTGAACGTAGCATCAAGCTGCCCTTGAATATCGCCGAAAATCTTGCCCCATACAGCGGCACCCGTAGCATCAGACTTCCAGATTTTCAGCCGTACACCGTTATTCTGCAAACCAATTGCTTGCAGCAGCGGGTGATTGGTGATCAAATCTTCGAAAATCTTGTCCACTGTTGTCTGTGGAATAAGCTGATCGTTCTTGAACCCATTATCAGCCGAGATATCATTGAAGAATTTAACTTCGTCTTGGGTCATCTTCACATCACCGGTGTTTGCCGCGATGATGCTATCGATTTCCTCTTGTGTCTTATTCTTAAGCTTCTCTTGGAAGTCATTAAGATCAGTGGACAGTGCGTCCATCATTTCACCGAACGCCTTGCCCTGGGCTTCGGCATCGCCACCGCCTTTGACGATGTCTGCAAATGCCTTTTGCTTTTCCGCAAAGGTGTTGAGATTCTTAAAGCTCATAGTCATATTTTTATGACTCCTTTCGTATTAAAAAAGGAACCCCGCAAAATTGCTTTGCTTAGGTTCCTTATGAGGGTTTAATTTGTTTGCAAGCTTTTCTGCTAGTTCATCAGTATCGATATTCAGAACTGGATTACTTGGCTTGTCTTTGATTTCTCGATACTCTTTAAGGGCATCAACGATCTCCTTTGTCAGCATCGTTTTGGGACCCGCTACCAAGGTAGGCTGTTCCTCAAACATAATTTCATCAACAAATCCAATATCTTTGGCCTGTTGTGCTGACATATACGTCTCGTCTGTCATGAGCTTGAGCATCTCATCTGCTGTTTTACCAGTTTTTGATGCATACAAGTTAGCAAATTGTTTATCTTGCATTGAAAGAACATCGCTGTACTTGTCAAGGTCACCGGAGTTCCCAGAAATTCCAGAAACTGACACACGGTGAATCATGAATGTAGCCGTTGGTGCCATCATAATCTTGTCAGCTGACAGTGCTACTACTGTAGCTGCAGATGCTGCCTGGCCGATAATCTTAGCCGTTACAGTTCCGGGATAGTCTTTCAAAAGCGTCGCAATTGAGCTTCCTGCGGTAACCAATCCGCCTGGGCTATCAATTTCGACTACAACGTCTGAATTATCAGTCGGAAGCATTTCGCGGACAGCGTTTGGAGCTACTAAATCTAGCCCCCACGACTTCATGACACTCGCAGTCTCATCATCAACAAGCTGAGTATTAATTGGAATTACTGTCGTCATCATTATCACCTCCCTTCGTTGCTTCCTCATAGTTCTTTGTGATGTAATATTTTTGGCCACTTCCGTCTGGAATTGGATCATCGCCAAACCAGCTTCGCACAGTGTCACGATTGTATACGCCGCTTGATACTAGCTTGTCTATTGCATCGCTAAGATTAAGAGCATTAGGCTTATTCAGTCCCCAAACGGTGACCTTATCTTGATCATATGAAGACTGGCTTACAGCCTTGGCATTTAACTCATCCTCAATTTTTTGATTAAGCGGAGCAATGCAAAAATTCAATAATTCTTGTTGATTCTGATCAACTTTCGCCTGTGCACCGTGGATCAATGCTGGTGGAATTCCTAGAATCTCCGCAACGCTGTCAACTGCCTCTTTACGTGCAGCGGTAATGTCAGAAAATGCCTGATCTGCGCCACTATACTGGCTGGAAACTTCGTCGTACTTAATACCCTTTTGTAAAGGCACAATTGCAATGTCGTTGTCTCTGAATGCGCTAAAGAGCTTATCAATGAATTTCTGAGCTGGATTCTCTTTCTTATTGCCATTCGCATCATCTTTAGGCGTTTGGCTGTCAAAACTTGTAAGGCCTGAGAAATCCACTGTTGCTCTTAGCTGCTTGTTACGCATGGCAAAACTAATCATGCGGCTGAATAAATTAGCATAGTCGGACAACAACTGATTTGTGTATGTGGTTAGGTTGTCGTTGTTGTATTTGATAAACCAAACGTCATCCATTCCAAACACACGCTGAAACTGATAGTCATTGACCACCACTCCAGAAAATGTGTCAGGATATACCGCCTTGACATTATGAACGTAGCTGTCAGCGATCAGTAGATCATCTGTATCGTCCTGAACAACCAGCACTTCATTATCTGTGATGAGTTTAAAGATCAGTTCCTGCCAAAAGCTCGTTGCTGTTTGATTATAGTTTGGCCGGACATTTAGCTTGTAATAAAGCGTATCATTTTTAGTTTTGAATTCTGACTGAGAAACCGTTCTGGCTAAAAAAGAAGCACACGTATTTAACGCATACTGTTTCAGGTAAACTTGCGTCTGCTGTCCGCCAATTAAATCAAGATCATAGGCAAAGCTGGCATCTTTTCGTTGTGTAAACAGATCAAATAAGTTGAAGTTCACGCTTTCACCTCCTTTCAGAAGTCAAGGTCATTTAAAAACGCCAGCGATTCGCTGACGTCCACATCGGATAACTCATTTACTCGGTACAACGTATATTCAAAGGCCTTAAAACCATCTGTCTTACGACGAGTTTCCTCTTTCTTCTCATAGGACTTGTTTCCGTTCGCCTTGTTTACCTTTACCAGCACGTTCTGTGTGTTCCAGCGAAGCAAAGGGTTATCTCCCCAGATGAAACGTCCTCTTGGAAAACCATCGTCAATTATTGATGCCAATAAACCATCAATAGAAGTAGGATTGTGAATGATATCAACCTCAAAATTGGCATCTTCGAACATTTTTCGCATAATCTGAGCACGGTAGTTATCCATAACTACCTTTTTTATATCAAATCGATGTGCCATTGCTTGTATCCATTCCAGTGCATGTCTAGGGTCCATAAGTGGCTCGTCAACAACTTCAATTAGGCCCATTCTTTCCCAGTCATGAAGTGGAATATTCAGGCGCTGGTTTGGTGTCGCAATTCTGTCCTTTCGACTGTATGCGTAATATTGATCGCAGAAGCCCTTCCGTGCCCACTGCTTTTCAATGGTTACTAATTTATCTCGGTACCTAATCGTTACTGCAGCGGCAATGAAATCTCGTACACTGGCAAAATCCACCGCCCCTATTGCCTCCCTGCCGTCCAAATCATGCGGAATCGGTTGATTGGTTGCTGCAATCTCTTCCCAAGGCGCAACACTACTGTTCATTGACGTGCTGGGATAGTCCATTCTCTTTGTTAGAAACTCCTCACGTCCGCTTGGTGCTTCCACTAATGCGTCGTAGTCTTTCTTGATTTGCCGATAAAGGGTCTTACCATACGATGACAACGGTTTCACAATCATTGGAACGGCTTTTTCCCACTTTTCGGGATCATCAATTTCAGATACATCGTCGATTTTGCAAATCCAAGGAAATATGAAATCTGGTGCACCCTTTCCGTTTAAGACATTTGCTGCTTGCTTTTTCTTAGTATCAATGAAACCATCTCGCACATAGCCATCAGTCCCAATATAAAAGACACGAGGATTTTGCTTTTTGCCAAGTCCTGATAGGTGGACTTTGACATTGCTTTCATCCTGATATTCATGAATTTCATCGAAAATAACGAAACCATCTCGTAAACCGTCTTTCGTGTTACCGTTAGAAGTTCGATATCTCAAAGTAGAATTGGTCTTTTTAGCTTTTATGAGACCGTTTGTCCAGTAGAAGGCAGGTCTAAGCTTTGGCCTATTTGATTCCATTACGTCGTGAATTTCTTCAACCGATATTTTTGCCTGATCTTCGCTGTTAGCAACGATTGAACCGTTATATGAAGGTATACCGTTAAATTCTGATATCAAAAACGTCCCTAACGCCGAAATCAATCCGTTCTTACCAGAGCCACGACCCATCATCCACAAAAAGTCTTCATAATAATTGGTACCGTCTTCGTGGTACAAAAAAACGAACGCAATCAAGAACTTCTGGAACGGCTGAAGTTTGAAAAACCATTTCTCACTGAACTTAATGCATTTCTCAATCTGTTCGTTGTCAAAATGCAGTGTGTCGTCAGATAGCACAGACTTTTTTAGATAATCAACAAGCTGAATACGTTCCTTATTAAACAGCAAGTGCCCTTCTTCATAATCCTTGATGTAATCATCAACATACTTGTTATGAATCAAAGCAGATCATCAGGATCATATCCCGTACCCTTTCCATCAATTCCAGCAGGCGGAGCGGACAATCCCATGTCCTTGCCAAGCGAAATTAGGCTTGCATTGATCTTGTTCATATCAGCCAAAGCAGGATTAGATTTAGTGAAATGCTGACTGCCATTCTCAATTTCAATAATTGGCTGCTTGATAGCTTCTTTTTGAAGCTTGTAGAACATGTCAACCATTGAAACATATCGGTCCACCTTCTCAGTTTCAATTGGATTAGTCTTGTCTATCTGAGACAAGAGCCTGTTTTTAAGCTTATCTAGCTTGTCCATGGATTATCACCTCCCATTTTTGGTATATGACACCCCCCTCGCGCGAAAAAAAGAAACATTTTTGCGGAAATCGAGCCCGTCCACCGGTCCCCGAATTTCAAAATGGCATTGAATTTTTTGACCCGGGGGCCTGCCTTTTTACCATCTCTCATCGCTGGCATACGTATTTTTGGGTCTCCCCAAACGTTTGTAATTGAATCGTCCGTGTCGCTTGTTGTGACAGTCGCGGCAGAGTGTGCGTAGGTTGTCCGGATCAAGCGCTAGGTCTGGGCGATCCTCTAGTGTCTTGATGTGGTCAATCTCCAGTGTCATGTCATTGCCAGTAGTCACGCGCCCTTTCGCTTTGCACCATTGACATTCATAGTGATCACGTTCAAGCACCTGTTCACGCAATGCTTTCCATTCAGCTGAACGATAGAAGTGTGCACGGCCAGCGTGGCTGTTAACATCTCCCGTATACGATGTGTTAGTCATGTCCACTCCTCTCATGCTATCCGATGACGGTTGCCAATCCGATAAGCAATGTCACCACAGCAATCATAACTATTAGCGGCATGAATACTAGTAGCCAACTCCATGCGATCAGGCCGAATAGCTTGGCCAACACGAATACCACTGTCAGCTCTAATAAGAAATTGCACATGCTAAATTGCCTCTCGATATTAAGCGTGCTTTTGATGATATTCATTCAGTGCTTTGTCTAGCTCTTCAATGAATGATTCGCTGAATCCTGCATGATCTGGCAGCTCAACACCTTCGACATCAGGCAGTTTACCATCACATAGACCATACGCAGTTAAGGTTGGTGAAGTTTCTTCTGTGTGATCAGCTGGCATGAATTGTTCGTTGAACTTTTCTTGACTCATTGCATGCACCACATATCCACATGATTCACCGTAGTCAGCCACAAGCATATCGCCTTGCTTCACAAAACGCTGATTTTCTCTTTCTCCGAACGTAGTAACGACATGATCGCCATAGTGAACATTAACTCTAATTGGAATGCCATTCTCTTTGAACTTATTGCTAACGAACTTTCCAACGTCTTCGCAATCTTCCGGCACCTTGATTGCAATGTATTCCTTTGGCCGTTTCACTACTTTTGGCATGTCTATCCCTCCTAAGATAATGTAATTATCCTAGATTGCAATAAT